TCCGAGGCACAGTTCTTCTCAGCTGGAGTAATAGATGAGGCTATGCAAAGGCAGCTGATGCCTAGGGAATACCAGAACTACCAGCGTATCCTAGGCTGTGATGTGGCCCGTTTTGGTAATGACAGTTGTGTTATTGCTGATAGACAGGGGCCCAAGTTGCATAACTTAGTCTCCTTTAAGGGGATTGATACTGTAACCTTTACAGAGAAAATCCTGGAGTACTACCAGTCTAGTTCTTACTCAGCTGTAGCAGTAGATGGTATTGGTGTAGGCTCTGGTGTTGTTGATCAGCTTAAGCGTTTTGATATTCCAGTACTAGATATTAATGTATCTTCCCCATCTACACAGCAGAAGGCATTCTACAACCTACGATCAGAGTTATATGGTGAGGTAAGGGACTGGATTAGTAACGCCTCATTACCCTATCACCCTCAGTTACGATCTGATTTGGTTGGTATCAATTACTCCTACAATAACAAGTTACAGATTATACTAGAAAGCAAGAGGGATATGAAGAAGAGAGGGCAAGATAGTCCAGATTACTCTGATGCACTTGCACTCACATTCGCTATTAACACACTCTCATTCTCCCCCATGCGATATAAACCTAGGCAAGTAGTGAAATCCTCATACCTGTGGGCATAATTAATGGAAGAGATTAAAGGACTTATAGTACTTGGTACACAAGACCTTGTAGACCAGGAACTACTACAGATGGATGAGGTAACTGCGAAGGAGGATGAGAAAAACCTAGACGCATTCTCTTCTTCACTCGCTGCTCACATTCGTACTATATTTGATACAAATAAGGATGCTAAGAAGTCCTCAGGTATTGAAGAGGAGCTCTTCTCATGCTTACGTGCGTATAATGGTGAGTATGATCCCTCTGATCTACTGAAGATTCGTGAGGAGGGTGGATCAGAAATATACATGAATCTTACCGCTACAAAATGTAGGACAGCTACTTCGTGGATTGGAGACCTTCTGCTTAGTAAAGAGAAGCCCTTCTCCTTTGAACCTACTCCCCTCCCGAATTTACCCCAAGATATCCAAGATACAATTACCACATCTATCCAGAATGAATGGAAGTCCATGCTCGAAGCTACCCACAAAGAGGGTGGTGTAGATACTAAGACTGCACAGAAGAAAATAAAAGAGTTAAACCAGAATCGTAGAGATATTGAAGAGGCAGTCATGGAGGAGATCATGGCTGAGGCTAAGTATCAGGCTAAGAAGATGGAGACTGAGGTATATGACCAGCTTCTTGAGGGTCGTTGGGACACTGCCTTAACTGATTTTATTGAGGACTTCTCAGTATTCCCTACCGCCTTTATGAAAGGCCCAATTATTACTAAGAACAGTAAGTTGACCTGGGTTAATGGAAGTGCCCAGACCTCCTCAGAGTTCTCCTTCCTTAATAAGAGAGTATCTCCCTTCGATATCTATCCTTCCCCTAGTGCAAGCCGCATTGAGGAGGGTAACTTAGTTGAACATGTACGGTATACGCGTAAGGAAATCAACGATCTTAAAGGTGTAGAGGGTTATGATAGTGAGAAGATTGAGGCTGTACTGGCTCTTGATCAATCCTTTGATACACTCTTTACGGGCATTGAGTCTGAGAAAGCGCAGTTGGAGATGAAGGGAACCCAGTTAGACGCAAATAAGGGTATGGTGCATGGTCTTCACTACTTTGGATCAGCCTCTGCGAAGCTGCTAAGGGAATGGGGCCTCACAGATTTACAGAATGATGATACGGATGAGCTAGATATTGAGGCAGTGCTCATTGGTAATGAGGTAATCAAGGCTTCTATCAATGATGACCCGCTCTCTCGTAGGCCATACTATGCAGCATCCTTTCAGAATCGCCCAGGGTCTATCTGGGGTCGCTCTCTCCCTAACTTGATGAGAGATATTGCCAGAATGTGTAATGCAACAGCACGCGCTCTGGCTAATAATATGGGAATGGCCTCTGGACCCCAGGTTGAGGTTTACGTAGATCGGTTGGCTGATAAGGGTGCTATTGAGGGGATGCGTCCCTGGCATATCTGGCAGCTTACCTCTGATCCTACCGGTGCTGGTGGTCGTGCTATTAACTTCTTCCAACCCACTAGTAATGCGGCAGAACTCCTAGCTGTTTATAAGGAGTTTGAACAGCGCGCAGACGACGCTACCGGAGTTCCTAGGTATGCGTATGGCAATGAGAAGGTTGGTGGTGCAGCGGCCACCGTAGGTGGTCTCAGCATGCTTATAGATAGTTCAACTAAGAGTATTAAGGATGCTATCAGACACATTGATACCGGACTAATCAAACCACGTGTAGAATTCCAGTTCTACTACAATATCCGTAGTAAGGAGTCGAGTACCTTTACTGGTGATATTTGCGTCATTCCACGTGGAACCATGGCTATTACCATTCGTGGTGCAGAGCAGCTAAGAAGGAATGAGTTCCTACGACTCACTTCCAACCCCATTGATATGCAAATCCTTGGATTGGAAGGACGCTCTACAATACTTCGTGAGGTTGCCAAGGATATCGGCTTTATTAATAACCCGATCCCGTCTAGGCTGGAGTTGAAGGACCGTGAGGAGAAGGCAGCAGCTGATGCAGCCAGTAAGCCCACTAAGGAGTCTGCATCTATTGAGGCAACTAAGGTTCAGGTAGACGGACAGAAGGAGATGGCTGCTGGAGCACAGACTGTTCAAAGAGAAGCTTTGGCCATTAAGAGAGAGAAACAGGATGCAGATGTAGCCCTTAAGGTACAGGATATCGAACTCAAGAAGGAGTCAATAGCTGCTAAGACAGCCGCACTGCTTGAGGCCACTAAAATGACTGGAACACAGAGGGACATTGCTAATAAGAGAAATGCTGCGGTAGCACTAAAGGGACAAGAGATAAAAACTAATGTTACTAAATAGATTAACGCAGGATGAGGTAGATAGAATTAGAGGGGGCAATATGGAGATACTCCGTAAAGCCCTAAAGGAAGAAGAGAGGCTTCTAGTGGATCGTCTGCTAGAGGAGAAAAAGGATGTACAATTCATTCAAGGTGCCACTAAGTTTTGTAGGGCACTAAGGCTAGTAATCAAATAGGCCCCTGTATAAGCTACTACTTAGACCCAATAATGGGTACCCTAAGTAACCTTGTACACCCAGGTCAACAAAGGAGCAGTAAATGGGTAACAGTCAGTTGGAAAAGTTGGAAAAAGAGACCGATGAGCTTGAAGCAGCAATCTTTAATACTACGGGCAAGCCCACTATTGAGGAGAAGAGTGACGAAGAGGAAGGAAAGGAAGTAGAGGATAATGGGGAAGAAGATAATGGCCCTTCTGCTGAGGCAGAACTCAGTCAAGAATCAACTGACTCTAAAGAGAAGCGGAAGTATACCGATTGGAAAACTCGGTATGTATCCCTTCGTTCCCATCACGATGCACTAGCCTTTGACTTGCGTAAGGAAGTATCGGAGTTGAAAACCTCCCTTGTTTCAGCAAGTAAACGTATCTCAGAGTTGCAGGATTCTGCACACAGCAATGCAAAAGATGTTGATATTTACTCTCAAGAAGAGAGAGATATCCTTGGTGATGAAGCCATTGCTGCTATGAAGAAAGCAACTAATCATGCTATTGCTCCCTTGCAAGAGGAACTGCGAAAGGAGAAAGAGTTGCGCATGAAGCAACTTGAGCGTGAAGCGGATAACGATAGGCTGACCTCGCAGAGGAACTTTCTGTCTAGACTCGGCAGACTCGTACCCGATTTTGCTACTATTGATACCAATCCCAAGTTTATTGAGTGGATGCAGGGTATCGAAGACTACTCTGGAGCAGCCCGTAAGGACTTGTTCAAGAGAGCAGAAGCAAACGGGGATGTTGCTAGAGTTGCAGAGTTCTTTGTAACCTTCAAGAACATGACGAAGGGTAACTCTCTTGAGAGCAAGATTACACCAACTGGTACTAACACTGGCACTCAGTCAGTGAAGCAGGGAGATGATTTCGTAGTAGATATGCGATTCATTGATAAGTTTTATGATGACGTAACACATGGCAAATATAAGGGCCGTGCAGCTTTGGCAAAGGAGATTGAGTCTAAGATTGACCAAGCTATCCTACAAGGGAAGGTCCGAAAATAAATGAAGAAAAAAAAATAAGGAGATTTAAACATGGCTCGCGTAGCAATTACTAGTGGATATTATGGTGATACGACTGTCGATCATTACGGTTCTGACTCGGATTCTAAATATATCCTGAAACTGTACAGCAAGAAGGTTCTCAAGAATCAATAAGAGTTCTTGTAAAGGTCATTTAAATAACGGGGTAAAATCCGAGGGAAAGACATTCACTCTAAGAGAGGCGAAGATGTTTAACACAAGTACACTTGGTTATAAACTCATGTCTGGATACTTTAAGTCTCATTCAGAGCAACTTAATAAATATGTTGCAGGGCTTTTTGATTCAGATGGGTCAGTTGGTTTGGCATTCAAAGAACATAGTAATGGTAGGGGTTCTGTGTACCTACAATTAACCATTGGGCTGAGTGCATCAACCGACCCTGATTTTGCATTACTAAGGGCATTATGTAATCACTATAGGTTAGGGAAGGTATATTACGCATTAAGTAATAGTCCTATAGCTAAGAGTTCTTTAGGGTCATGGAGATTGAACTCAAAGGAAAGTAGAAAATTCCTAAACGTGATTATGAAGCACCTGCTAATAAAGGGGTCTCATGCTGACAATCTGCTTTGGTTAGTAGACGAGTTAGATGGATACACTATAAAGTGGGATGTTCTAAATGAGTTGAGAGAGTTTTCCAAGTGTTCTAGAGATAACTCAAAGTGGTTAAAGAAACCAAAACACCCTAGCTGGCCTTGGCTAGCTGGATACCTAGATGGGGATGGACACTACCGTTGCAGATTGAACTCTGTACGAAAGGGGTCTACATCCTTGAGAAATGAACTTAAACTATTTGTTGGTGCGTCTATAACAGATGGGTTTATACTTGAGTTCCTTAAGGAGCATATAGGTGGTTCCTTACGTCTTAGGAAGGATAGTTTGTGGTTTCTTCAACTTGCTCTTGGTAAGGGATCAAGAGTATATGCAATTAAGTTCCTAAAGCAGATGCAAAAGTACTGCTGCTTAGAGAACAAGCATAGAGTTATTTGTAGTATGTTAAATTATCATCTACCCGCAGAGACTAAACAATGATCACCCGAAAGGGTAAGCGATAGTCCGACACAATATTGTTTGTGTATGTTTTATGCTAACTCGTTCTACAATGATATTTGTAACACCGATTATGAAGGTGAAATTAAGAATGCCGGGGATCAGGTTATCATCCGTCGGACCCCCACCCTCACCGTAAACCCGTACACCATTGGTCTGCCAATCACGTATGAGGTACCGAAGGCTGACAATACCTTCCTTACTATTGATAAGGCCAACTATGTTGCATTCCGTGTAGATGATATTGATAAGGCGCAGTCTGATATTGGCTTGGTCAATATGTTTGCTGATGATGCATCTGAGAGACTGCGTATTGCCACTGATAAGGATATCCTTGGTTACATGTCTACTGGTGCAGCCGCAGCTAATGTTGGCGCAACTGCTGGTGCTCTCTCTGCAAACATTGACCTGGGTGTAGTTGGTACCAGTGGTATTGCCATCACGGCTACCAATGCTGTTGATTACATCGTGTACATGAATCAGGTACTGGATGAGGCTGACCAGAGTTCCGAGGGTCGTTTCTTGGTCCTCCCGGCTTGGTACTGCGCGCTGTTGAAGCTTGGTGATCTTCGTCGGGCAGATGTATCTGGTGACGGTACTGGTGTTATTCGGTCTGGCCTCATCGGTCAGGTTGACCGTACTATGATTTACCAGTCCAATAACCTGACCCATGCAACCCTCAGCGGAAATGAGTGTTTCTATGCTGTAGCTGGTACTAAGGAAGCTACTTCCTTTGCAATGCAGGTAAGTAAGACCGATACTCTCCAGATTCCTGATTCCTTTGGTGAGTACTGGCGTACACTGTTTGTATATGGCCGTAAGGTAGTACAGCCTACTGGCCTTACCGTAGGTTCATTCTATAAGGGTTAATTAAGATAGGGGGAGTAGGTATGGGAAACTGTTATCTACTCCCCCTTTTTATGAGGGATATATGAAAGCCAAACGTATTGATACTGGTGTTGTATACGAGTTGAATGAGGCATACTATAAATTGTATGCAAGTGATTTTGAGCTTGTTAAGGAAGAGAAGGAAGAAGAGAAAGAGATTCTAAAAGTGGTAGTAGTAGAAGTCCCTCCTGTTGTGGAGGAGAAGATTCCTGTTGAACCTAAGAAGATGGGGCGACCTAAGAAATGAATTTCCTAGAGATATGTAAAAAGGTAAACCAAGTTGGTGAGTTCCAGGGGGATATTAGCTCAGTAATGGCCACTGGATATCAAGCGGAACTCGTAGAGGCGGTTAGGCAATCCTTTATAGATATCCAACTGGAAAGAACAAATTGGAATTTTTTAAGAAGGGATGTTACATTTTCTATAACCCCTGCTACTACTACATATCTACCGACAACCCTTTTAAGTGGTGACTTTCTATCTGCCTGGAACGAGAAGCTGATACTGTATAATTTTCTACCAGTTCGGGTCATAGATTATGATTCATCTGTTCTTATGGACCCAGCTAAGGATACACCAAGTACCCCAAACATGGTTGCAATCAGGCCATATGATGATGCATTAATATTCAATAAGGTAAATGGTACATACTCTATCTCAGCACACTATTACCTTAAGCCACAGATACTAGTTAATAATACCGATACCCCCATTATGCCGAGTGAGCATCACTACTTGATTGTTCACCTCGCACTTATGAATTTAGTCTCTATTATTTCCTCTGAGATTTATCAGAAAGCAGTTATTAACTATAATAAGTCTATGGGCTACTTACTTCGTAAGGAACTACCACAACTTGTTTTAAGGAAGAGGGCAATAGCATAATGAGAGCACCCACAGTAAGTATGCCAAGATTGCAGCAAGAAGTAGTATACCTTACTGGTGGTTTAAATGAAGAGGTTTCTTCCTTGCAGTTGAAGAGTGGGGAGCTTATATCTTGTGTAAACTACCAGGAAATCTCAGGACAATATAGCGGATACACATCCATTGGTGGTTTTGAGCGTGTTAATGGGATGGGTAAAGCATCAGATGTACCTATAGTAACTACCATTGATTATGGCATTGATGGGGATGTTGTCCTACTTGGTGAGGGGGAGTCCAATATTGTTGACTTATCCCTACACTCCTATGATACTATCAATAATGGGGTTATTCTAACCACAACCCGGTATAAGAATGGCTTCTCCTCATTCCTATTCCCTAAGTTATCTACGTTAACCATACTATATGACCCTGCATTCTCACTTGTTGGTGATTTTTGTTGGGAGGGATATATTTTCATACCAGCTGGAAGTGCTAATGGCATCCTATTTGAGAAGGCTGGAGAATATAAGGTAGTTTTTAATACGACAACAATTGACTTTCATTGTAGTACGGATGGAGTGACATATAATACTGTAATCCCCTCTTCTAGCATACAAACAAATAGGTGGTTTCACTATGCGGTTCAAAACATCTCAGAAGATATATATGTATCTATTGATGGTAGTCTTGGACTGCCTACTACTCTTGCAACTCCTATCA